CGTCAACCGGGCGTGGTCGCGCCAACGATGCGCGAATGGCGCTATCGTGTCAAGATGGCGCCAGCCACCACACCCATGGCAACCGCACCAATGGCAATCGTGGTCCGCGAGGGACAGCGCACCCCGAGGACCCGGCACTCGGCCTGCCGCTGGAGCGCCCGAATCAGCGCGTCCTGATGCGCGAGGGCGGTATCGGCCTTCTCTATGGCCACGGTCATCGCCCGGCGCTCCTCGGCGTGCTTGTCCCGGAGCGTATCCACGGCGGCCAGATATATCGAAACCTGTATACTCAGGGTGTCGGCCAGATGGATGGCCCCCTTCAGCGCCTGACGCACCGAGTCGAGGCTGGCGGCGCTGTCCTGCTGGATTTGCTGGAGCGCATCCAAGCTGTCCCGCACCACGTCCAGCTGGCTCCGGAGGGCCCCAGCGGCCTGCCGCTCGCGCTGCCCCGCGCTCTTGGCCTGATACTGCGCCTGAATCGCTGTCACCCGCGCGCTATCCGCCGTCCGGCGGAGCGAATCCGTCTGTCGAACCATCGCAGCCATCTCCGGGCGAGGCGTGGGGTGGGTCAGGAGGTAGCCGATGCCAAGGCTACACAGCACGGTAAAAAGCAACACATACAACTTGTCAATCGCAGACATCAGACGTAGTCCTCCAGCCGGAACCCGGGCACCTGCTCCGGGTCATTCTTCCGGCCGGGGGCAATCTGGGCGTGGGTCGTCACCGGGAGTGCTCCGTACTTGGCGCGAATCTCCGCGATAACCTGCTTCGCCGCCGCCTTCTGCGGCTCCGTCAGCGGCTCCTTCCCATCGTTCTTATTGCTGAACGCCACGCCGACCGAGATGCCATTCGGGTCCTTGTGGCCTTTCCACTCGCTCTTGCCCGCGTGCCACGCCCGGCGGTCATACGGCACGCACCGGTAGATAGCGCCGTCCCGGCCAATAAGAATGTGGTACGACACCTTGCTCTCTCGAGACTGGAGCCACGACAGACACCCCTTCTCGGTCGGGGAGGCGTCGGCGTGCAGGACGATGAGCTTCACGTCCTGCGTGCGGGCGTTGTGATTCGGGCTGGGGTGCGTGAGGTCCGGCATTACTTGGGCACTCGGAACGTGCCCGTCTTCCGGTCAATCGCCTGCACGCCCGTCAGCACGCCGAACTTGACCCCGTGCCACACCGCCGCCCACGCGAAGATGAGGCCGACGCCGAGGTTCATCAGCACCTCGGAGAAGGGCGGCGTGGTCAGCAGGAGCAGGTTGAGCAGCGCCCCCGAAATGACCAAGGCCAGCGCCGTCTTGATGGTGTAGTAGCTCGTCTTCCCGAAGCGGTCAATCTGCTTGACCCCGTCCCCAATCTTCGTGAAGAGCATCACATAGAACGCCAGCCCGCCGAGGCAGATGAGCCCGTTCGCCAGCGCGTTAATCGACTGGAGCATTTTTCGCCTCCGGGAACACCTTGCCGATAATAATCTCGACCCCACGCTGGCCGAGCACGCCGAGGAGGAAGGCCATCGCGCTCATCGTCTGCTGGCTGGCCGTAATCCCCGTGACCTCGAAGACCACGGGGGTGAGGAAGTAGGCACTGCTGGTCCCCGCCGAGATGGCGAGGAGGTTGTCGCGGAGGTTGCCGTGGGAAGCGCGGCCGACGGCAATCAGGCTGCCGAAGAAACCGGCCACCACGAGCATGAGGGGGGACTTGTCGGTGGACATGAAATAGGGTGGTTAGAAATTGCCTGCCTTGATTTGCTCAACGCGGTCCTGAAACGCCTGTGTGCGCGGCCTGAATCCCTCTTGCCGCGCCATGCGCTCGGCATAGGTCTTGTCCGCTTCCGTCATCTTGGCCCGCTGCTGCCGGAGCGCGACGGCGAGCAGCTGACGCACCGCTTCCTCATCGCCGTACTCCCGCTGGTATTCCCGGAACTGACGCCGCGCACTCGCTGACACATTCCGGAGCGCGCTGGAGTCACCAGAAAGAATCTGCTCCAACACCTGTCGCTCCCGCTGTCCCTCGTATGCCCGGCGGGCCGTGTACTGCTCGGCCGATTCTCCCTCACGCCGCGCCCGCTGGCCCGGGTATACCTCCAGCTGTTCGAGGGCATCATAGATACCACCCGTCCGAATCTTCTGTGGGCGCGTCGGGTCGAACAAACTCCGCAATACCCCGACGCCTTCCTGCGTCTCGCCAAATGCCCCGAGCTTCGGAGCCAACTCCTCACGCAGGCCGGGGATGCGCTCCTTGATGCCCTCGGCGAACGTCTCAGGGCGTGCCCGTTGGAGCGGGTCGGTTCCGCGTGCCACTGCCGCCACCACCGAGGGCACAAACGACCCCGCCATCTTTCCAAGCTCAGCCGGAAAACGGTCGGGTCCCTGCGCCGCGATGTCTGCCAGCCCAGACACGCCCTTGAGCAGTGGCATATCGAGGAACGTGCGGTATGTGGTCTTTGCCGCAGGGATAGCCACAGTCCCGATACCCTTCTCTACATCATCCTTGACCGCCTGCGACATCGCCGCGCCAATCGCCAGCGCGGGAGCCAAGGTGCCAAGGTAGCCGATTGACATTGACGTATCGCCAATGCGGAGCGACAGCGGGGACTCGCCCGTCAACGCTCGGCGCTGCATCTCTTCGCGCTCCGCGTCGGTTGCCCCACGCGACGGCGCATATGCCGGAGACAGGATGCCAGCCTGATGCAGCGCGAAACCGACATAGATACCAAGGCCGCCGGTTGTTGCTCCGCGCGCCAGATTGGTGATATACCGCCGCCGCATCTCGTCGCTGACCTGCTCTGGGGTGGCCCCCAGCTTCTTCATCTTAGACGCCAGACGCTTATTCTGCGCTGCCGTCATCAATGTGCCAACACCCGGAATCCCCTCAAGCGCCTTGCGGACGATGTTCGTTGGCGTGTTGGCGAACGGCACCATGAATCGAAGCGCCCCACCCAGCACGGGCGAGTTCTGCTCCAGCGCACGAATCGCCTGCCCTGCGCCAGTTGCATTTTTGTAGGTGGCATCCAGCGCGTCGGCTGTCGCCAGCATCTGGTCCACCACATTGGTACCATCCGGCGTTAACAGCTCCTGCACCCGCTTGGCAAACGCCTCGGGGTTATTTCCTAGCCCCTCATTCAGAGCGCGAACCGCCGCCCGCTCCTTGAGGTTGGTGGCCAGCGCGGCGCGATAGAACGGAATGTCTGCCGTCTCCATAACGCCATAGATGCCGTTGCTGATAACATCCAACGTCCGCGCACCTAGTCGCGCCCCCTTACGGAACGCGCTCTCAGCTGCTTCAGCTGTCGCCCCCGGATTCTGTAGCCCCCAATCCGTGACATAGCTGCCCTTGATACGCTCAAGATTTCCGTACACGCTATCCGCCGGGATACCATCCAGCAGATTTCGCAGCGCCTTGGGGTTTGCTACCCGCTTCCCGCTAGCGATGAACGCATCGAGCCAATCCTTGCCGCGTGACAGGCCGGCCACCGTCCGACGCTTGCCGGTTACTCCGCTATACACCTTATCGATTCCCAGCGCTATTGGATGTGCAATAGCGTTCTGCGCCGACTCCGCCGTCGAGCCGAGGATGTTGACGAGCCATGTCGCCGGGTTGCTCAGCAGGCCGACCGTGCGTCCACCAGTTATCTGCTCCCACTTCCCACGCTTGGCGATGGTTTGATACACCCGCTGGAGCGCCTCGCCACGCTCCGCCTGCGGACGGGCAAAGACCGCGCGAATCTGCTCCTTGACTGCATCGCTGAGGTCGGTCCCCGGTGGGATGTCAAGGAGCGACTTCGCTGTGTTAAGCGCCGAACGAACATCCCGCGCCCCCATCTGCCGGGCGATATTCATGCGACGGCCCGCGCTGCTCAGGGCAGGCTGCACCACCTCAGCGTCCGCCACGATAGCGTTGAAGATGCGCTTGTGCGCGTCCTGCAGGAACGCGAGGTCGCCGGCAGACAGGCCGTCCTCGCTCATCTTGGCCGTCACCTGCGTCAGCGCATCCTCGCGCCGCCCAATCCGCGCCGCACGACCCGCGAACTCCTCGTCGGTCATGATGGTCCGCGCACCCGGCTGCAGCGAGTCAAGGAACCGCTCGCCCTCGCGCGTCATATCCTTGAGTGACTTGGATTCCCGGAAGACGCCAGCGGCGGCCAGCTCGTTCTCAACCTGCGTGGCCTGCT